GGTTGAGCCTTAATTGTCTCAGTGTGCTAGGTTTGCCACATGTCAAAAATAGTGAAATTAAGCAAAGAAGAAGTGAGAGCCTGCGCGGATATTGCCCTTAATCGCTGGATGATGAAATGGGGATCTGTAGACCGCCCTAACTATGCAGGAGATAACAAAGCCAAATTAGAGCCAGAGATTGCCGCTAATGTTAGAACGATCGTTGCTGAGTATGCCGTGGCCAAACTCTACAAGCAGTCATTCACATTTCCCTTTTACACCAATGAAGAGCACCCATTCAGAAAAGACATCGCTGATGTGGGCACAAACATTGAAGTCAAATCCATCCGCACTCGTGATGAGATCCCAGTCTTTCCTAAAGATATACGACCAGGATGGTTGCTCGTGGGCGCTCGCGTGCTAGATCGCGACTACTACTCAGAGGTAGAGGTATTTGGTTGGATCAAGATGGAAGATGTACAGCGTGATGAATGGCTCTATGCGCCAGAAGGATCTTGGAGAATCCCACTAGATCAGTTTAGCGACGAACCTATCGCTTAGGTTCCCAGTGCTTGTGCTCTTGGCCTTCTTGGAAGGCGCCCTCGGCATGCATCTTCTCATGCATATCAGCAATTGCCTTAGGACCAACGCCACCCCAACCAGTTGCTGGTGAACCTTTATGGTAACTGTGGATATGCCATTTCGTTAAATGCCTGCTGTTGGGCTGTGGAACCCACTTAGTCTTCTTTGGCTCTTCATTCATTTTGCTACCTCACAGATGCACTTGCATGACTCAACAGTGCAGACGCCGCTATCCATCTCATGGAAGCACTTGCTGCAGGTGAATTTAATAGCCATGGCATAAGTATGAAACACGGGGCGCATTTTTTAAGCACAAATGCTCTCGCGCCCCCAGGTTATTTCTTCTTAGAGTTCAGTACGACCATAGTCATCATCCAACCTGACAATGTCATCTTCACGCAATTGATCACCCAACTGCACCTCAATAAAGACCAGCGGCTCACTGTATACATTAGCAATACGATGAGCATCACCCTGCTCAATGACAAAGGCATCACCCACCTGGCATAGAGCCTCCTGGCCATTGAAGGTCACAATTCCAGAGCCAGAGACAATCACCCAGTACTCAGAGCGGTGCTCATGGGTCTGGTAGGAGAGTCTATGGCCAGGTTCTACGGTGAGTGTCTTTACCTGGTGGTTTCCATTGGTATGGAGGATCTCGTAGGATCCCCATGGGCGGATTTCAGTCATTTCTTCTCCTCTTGATTTTCGGGCGCTTCTTCTGGGATATAGCGATCTTCTAGGTAGAACATGTAGTCAGTGATTTCTTCGATCTGTTGGATGAGATTGCCATCATGAGCAACATCACTCTTCAGGTCGAGTAACTTCTCTAGTACTAACTTCTTGTAATCCATTATCGGTTCACCATAATTACTGCAAGAACGCTTAGGGCGATTGCTCCTACCAATAGATAGGGCAGATACTTTTCAATATTCATCCCAACTCCTTCTCAATGGCTTGAATGGTGCGGCAGGGATAGACATCTCCATCAATAGGGCAAGCCTCAACTGCATCGTGTAGTCCATAAGGGATTTCGGGCTTATGCAATTCCACTACTGCACGAAGGGCATCTTTCATAAAGATACCGTCAACAACTGTAAGGTTGTTTATACTTGCCAGCAATTCATCGTGTGTCATGTGTTGCCTCGTGCAATCTCTGCGGCATGTAAGAGGGCGGTGTTGATGTACTCTGCAGTCGCTAGAGTATCAACGTTATCTGTATCTCCAGCGCCTTGATAACTTTTACGAGCATACTCTTCGATCTCTTGGGCGATTAACTCCCTGACATCTTGTTGACTCACTCGCAGTTCTCCTTCATCCACTGGGCAAAGTATTCAGCGGCCTCTACCTCGTCGATAGATTCGTCAAAACCTTCTTCTGCCAGATACTCAATGAAGTCCTCATCAGCGACCATGACTGGTAGTTCTAGACCAACGTCAACTAGTTCCATTATGGCTTCACCGTTTTCTTAATGTAATCAAGTACTTCACACTCATCATCGCACAAGTCATTAACGACGATAGTTGCTACATAATCTGCTGCTACTGATTGTTTGATAGCGCCAACTAACTGTTGACCTAGATCAAATTCCATATCAAAGTACTTAATCCATGGCTTTCTTAATGTATACCCGAAGATTGTCATTCTCTTCCCGCCTTTATCTCTTTGCGCAGTATGCGCCGTTTATGTGTTCTGATCCTGTGGTGATTAGCGCAGACTATATCGCACTTGGCCAACTCCGCCATAGTCTCTTCTACCGTGTTGGTGCGGTACATCTGGGAGACATTGTTAGCCTTCTCGCCCCTGACGTGGTCAGCATCCAGTACGTAGTAGGGGTGCATACCTGGATAGCCCTCATCGCGGCAATCCTGGCAACCCTTCTCTTCCTTATATGTATCGATGAAGTTCTTTAACTTATTGCGATAGGCGCGGCTGCGTTTGGTGGTCTTCTCTTTTTGGCCGTGAGAGAACCAGTATGAGAGTGTGCTCTTTGATAGGCCTGTTATCTGTTGAATGGTGCGAAATGATTTTCCCTCTTTGCGTAAGGCAAACATCATCTCTTTCTGCTCTGGTGTGGTGTGCTTTGCCATGAGAGCAACCTACCACTAGATATGCTCCCAGACCTGGACTCGAACCAAGATACTTGCCTCCAAAGGGCAATGTCCTACCATTAGACGATCTGGGATAGGAGAGTGATCCTATAGGGAGTTGGCTGCTGCTGGGGTGTCTACTGGGGCTACGCCCGTATTATCTGACTCAGTCCGCATCTGTTGCAGATGGTTTTGAAACTGTTCTCTAGAGAGCATTACTTGAGCGCCTTTACAGTTGCTTGAGCGGAAGAGATTAAGCCTTTACCCACATACTCAGGGCTGGAATCTGCATAGTAGGAGGCGTCGCTATGGAGGTTGTTTTTGAGAGCCTCCGTCAAGCGGACGTGGTGGTAACTACCTGAGGACTTGACAATGCGAGAAATCATGTCATGCGGGTCATCGTGGCGATCTACGTGGTCGTTGTAGAACCGTGCTGGAACCTTGTACACCTCTTCTGGCTCTTCAAACTGCTTGCCTAGGTTGCTCATGACATAAACTGCTTGAAATGTCCTGGATGGATGTTAGTAGGGACATAGTCTTCTGTCTGGGGCGTTCCACGTCCGAAGTCAGTCATCATGGCTAGGTGACCGCCGATGCCCTGCTCTTTGTGTTCGGCTAGGTTACCTTGCCTATAGACAGTCACTGGGACGTGGGTTGCACCTGCCTGTATAGCGGCAGCCATTCTATGGTTGCCCTCACCGATATAGCCCCACTTGTTCTTGTGGTCATATGCCACCATGATGGGATTAGTAATTCCTTTACCTGACTTGATATCCGCAGCGATGCTGTTGACAACCTCTCGGCTATTGGAGTGGGCGTGCTCGCCCAGACGATCAAACTCCATCAACGGCCTTAGCGCATGAACAGAGACCATACCTGTAGCACTCTCGGTAGGATCACCCTCTAGATGACCCTTTCCTCCCGCATACTTCTGTTCAACATTCTCTGGGACAGGGATTCTAAATTGCTTGGAATTGAGGGCGCTCATGGATTCTGCTTCTTATGCGCTTCCCAGGCTTCGCTAATTCCTTTTTTGTCTGCGTAATGCCATTGATCTACTGGCTTATTGCCTAGACCAGGATTTACATCTGTTGGGTGCTTAATGCTATAGGTATCGCAGTGCTCACAGCCAAGATTTACTCCACCATTAGTTATAAACTTCACCATCTTGTGGCGGCGCTTGCCTGACTTGGTAAATTGCTTGCCTAGGTTCTCTTCAGCGGTCATTTCACGTCCTTACAGGCCTTGCAGCCACATTGTAGGTTGACACATGGGCAATCCTCATCAGATGGCAGTAAACCGCTTCCTTTGCACCAATAGCAGGCTGTCATATGGTGATTATGTCAGAGAGAGTTCTGTTACACACTCTATGTGTTAGGCTACTGTCCATGAAACCATCTGTCATTCGTGAGATCTGTGGAACTGAATCAGGCTACAGAAAACATAGAAGAGAAGATGAGAAGCGCTGTGAGGAGTGCACCGTTGCTCACAATGAGCACCGCCGCAAGACATACAACCCCGATAAGCAGAGGGCTCACAAAAAGAAGTATGAAGAGAAGGTCATCAAGCCAGCCCGCATCGCTCGCAAGAAGGCGCAGGAAGAGGCTAGGGCTAAAAAGAAAGCAGAGATTGAGGCTCGTAAAGAAGAGAGACGACAGCGCGGTATCTTGTACAAACAAGAGCAGGAACGCCGTCGTATTGCTCATCAGAAGAAGTTACTGGCTATTGCTGAGCGTAAACGCATAG